CTCCGCCACCAGCTAAAACTAAAAATGCTACTTTGTAGGTTTTTGGTCCACCACCACCAAATCCAAGTACATTGTACCCGAACATAGTTTTCTTTTTAGGACCTGTCTCTTTTGATTTAGTGTTCTTACCACTAGTATTAAAATATAAGTCTTTCATTCTTCTCCTTACGCGTCGTTAGCAGCGTCAGTAGTGAAGAACAATCTTAATCCAATTAATCTAGCCGCTGCAGTTTGTGTATCTGCAGAAACATCTCTGAATATTTGGAAGAAGACATTGTCTCCAGCAGCTGGAGATCCACCTACTGTGATTGCACCACTTTCCGCACTTATCATTAAATCGTTTGCAGTTCCACTAGCAGCTAAAGCTGTAGTTACTACCGCAGTTCCAAAAGTTGCATCAATCGTATCGTCGTTAGAAACAGCAACACCTTGTAATCCCCAAGCTACAGTTCCTGTGTTTGTACCAGTTACTGACCAGTAAGGAATAAATGTTAATGTCCCTTCATTCCATGATTTTGGAAATGCAATAGAAAATTGTGCAAAGTCATCTGCACCATCAGCAAAGTCTAAAGATTTTACTTCTGGCTTACCAGCAGTTATTTCTACTTGGTTAGGACCATCTGCACCGTTAGTTGTGTTTGGATACATAGCAGAAGCTGGTACCCAAATTGTTTCTTTCCCAGCAACTTTTACAGCAGAACCACCAGATGTAACTATACCAGTTCCTTTTGGAGCTAAGTTTAAGTTTATATTAGTATCACCACCTGTTGCAGCTAATTGTGGATGATTACCTGTAGCTGCGTTAGTGACTTCTAATTCGTTTACAGCTGAAGCTGTTGTTTGAAAAATTATTTGTTCATTACCGTTCGCATCAGCAATAAAACCAGCGTCAGCAAATTTAGGAGCAGTTAAAGTTTTGCTCGCTAAAGTTTGTTCTGAGTTTGCTGATATTAAAGTTGAATCTACGATATTAGTTCCGTCAGCATATAAAACTCTAACACCTTTATCAGTAGTAGAAAAAGTTACTCCAGTTCCACTAGCTGTTTTTACTTGAACAGTAAATGCACCTGACGTTGCGTTTTCTATAATGTAAATTTTTTCTATTGAATCTGGAACAGTAACTATTCTGTTTCCTGTAATAGTTCCTGATAATTTTATGTTAGCGTTTCTAGCTGTTGAGATAGCTCCATCAGACATTAATAATGCTGTTGTGCCAGCACCGCCAGCTATTGAAATATTTTCAAAACCAGCTATTGCTTGTTGAACTAAATTTAAATTTGTATTTGTTTTATCACCCCATGTACCCGAGTTTTCACCCGTAGCCATTAATTCGAGTTTCAAATCTGCTGAATAACTTGATGCCATTTTATATTCTCCTTAATTTCTATATTTTAACTTATGCTGCAATCTCTGTCCATACCTGGTTAACATTTGGATCTATTTCGACAAATCCTGTAGCTGATATACTACCTATATTAGTCGTTAGAGCTACTCCGGTCAACACCGCATCAGCATTAACTCCAGCCACTTCTGTGCCTATTGCAAAGGTACCAGAAACACCAGATACTGAATAAATAAACTCTTGTGTTGTAGAACCTAAAGATGATGTTACAGCTATTCCAGTTGCAGTAATTTTAAAATCTGTGAATCCAGCCTCATTACCTATTGACATAGTCATCGACTGACCAGTAAGTTCTGCAGACGATATTACATCAATTGTAGAAGTTGTTGAGAAGCCCCATGTTTGAGCACCCCAAGATAAATCTCCCCAACCAACATCTTTTTCATTTGCTTTAGATGATAAACTTAATCCAGTGACTTGTACTGTTTCACCAGCTGGTTCACCCCAATCTGCATTACCCCAAGCTAATCTACCCCAACCTGTATTTATTTCTTCTATAATTGTTAAGGAACCTAAAGAGGATGCCATCACAATACCAGTAGGAGCTCCAGCTTCATTAGGGTTACCCCATACTTGATCGCCCCATCCAGCTCTACCCCAACCAATATTTACTTCAGCTGTTACTGTTACAGATGCTACAGCAGATGTAACTGCTATACCATTTGCTAATAAAGTTCCAGAGATACCCCAAGCACTAGCGTTCCAAGTTTTTCTTCCCCAACCAGCATTAACTTCTGCAGTCACTGTATTAGATCCTAATGCAAGAGACATTGCTTGACCGGTTACAGCACCAGCTTCATTTGGTTCACCCCAAACTTGTTCATTCCATCTGCCTCTACCCCAACCTAATCCAACAGTGGTAGTTACATTAACTCCAGCAAAGTTATTTGCTATGGTCATTGTTTGACCAGTAACTAAATTTCCAGCAGCTCCCCAATCAGTGAAGCCCCAAGTTCTAGCTCCCCATCCAACATTAACTTCTTCAGTTGTTGTTGCAGTTCCTAAAACAGGGGTTATAGTTACAGTTGATGGAATCGGAGAGGTATCATTCTGAGCGCTGTAATTTCCTTGTGACCAAGATAATGCACCCCAAGTGTCTTGAGTAATATCCATTGGACCACCCATTCCAATGCCGTGTGAATAACAAAAATAGAAAAAATCTGTTTCAGCATTTGGAGTAATTTCGATGTATCTTGTAGTGGCTGCATTAAATGTTGTTAAATTACTGTAACCACCAGCATCAGAAGTTCCATCCAAATAATAAACTACGCCAGTTGATTTTATTGTTCCTGAGGGATTAGCAGAGTTATCTGCAAAAAATAATGGATGCCCATCATTCGTGGCATCACTTTGATCAAATCTTATTGTGGCTCCACTTACCCAAGGTACTGTTCCAGGTCCAGTAGAATTTCTAACACCGTCTAAATAGAAAACATTACCGGTGCCACCACCGTAAAGACTACCCGATGCTACGGTGACTGTATAAGTTTTGTCCGCCATAGCGTCGGGCTCCTAAATTAAGATATTCTCAATATCGCAGCAGTCGATGTAAAGTTTGGAAATTGAATTGTGAAAGTTCCAGATGTTGCAGTCTTATCAGCTCCGAAATCTAAAACACAAATCGCTTTGTTCGCTTGTGTAGAATTGTAGATTAGACATCCTCTAGCTGTTAACGTTACACCAGTGAATGATCTATCAGCAAAATCTACCAAAGCTACACCGCTTGATATTGATGTTTGTTGACTCGCTAAAGTTCCGCCTTTCGCAGCGTACTGTCCAGAAGCACTAACCTCTCCAGTTGCAGTATATGCAGTTGTTGCTGCGGATAAAGTAGCAGTTGATTTATATAAAGCTAATTTAATTACGTTTCCCCCACTAGCTAAATTATGAGTTCCACCTAATATTTCTTGTTTAAATGAGTTACAAACTCCTTGTGTGATTGCCATTTTATTCTCCTTTTAAATTTATATTATGGAGATGGCGCCGGTACTTTTATTCTTGGAACACCATCTACATATTCGCCTCTTCTTCTTCGACCAGTTTGCTCCAAAGTAAAGGCTTGTATCTCTTGATTATACTTCTTTTCATAGAGGTTGTACATATCCATTGGTCCCTTTAGGAAACCGTAAGCTTGAACCATGCATCCATAAAAAAGCAAATCTGATGCTTTATCACTTAAATAGGTGCTAGTTTTTTTCTCTGGCACTGATGCAGTATCGTTTGAACTAAATAAATGCTCAGGATATCTAATATAATTCAACTGAACTTGATCACCTGCTGAGGGCACGGGGGCCAAACTAATGTACTGTGTTCCATCACTCTCATTCCACATAGAGTAATATTTTGGTGTGCCTGTGGCATCAGTTGGATTGAACTCTCCCATGAATGAGTTGTCTCTTTTTTCTAAAAACGTTCTTGTTCCATTTGATGCAATATGCTGAACAGACCTTAAAACTTGAAGATCAATAGGCAAATTAATATATCTCTTACCAGCTACGAAATTAGATAAAACAAATTTTCTGTTATAATCTGCATCTACATCTCGATAAATTTTAGCTTCTGTATCTAATATGAATTCATCTACAATGGCATCAGTTAAAACATTACTATCAACTTCAGTATAGTTTCTAATTTTAGTTATTAAATTTGCGTATGTTATTGCCATTACGTTATACTCACAGTTAAATCACCAGCTGACATTTCTAATTGTCTTGTATTATTCATATCAGTCGGTGATATTGATGGTTGTTGAGATGGTACAAAAGTAGTTACACCATCTTTAGTTACAGGATACTGAACAACAGTAAATTG